CTCGTTCAAACCAATAATTGATCCGTCTTTGAACAAATAGTCTGCCCAACGTTTTTCTTCGTCAACACAATCTCTCCACATCTGATAAACATCTTCTTCACATTCTTTTGCAATCTTAACAAAGTCTGGATCGTCATCACCTTTCGCCCAATGCTTTAGAATGTGCGTTGAAAGGTTAAGGTGTGTTGCTTCATCTCTTGCAATTAATGAAATGATCTTTGCAGACCCTTCCATAAGTTTAAGTTCACCAAATGCAAACGTACATGCAAATGAAACATAAAAACGTAAACCTTCTAAGATGTTTACAGTCATCATTGCTTTGTACAGTTGTTTCTTAACTTCGTATAAATCGCCTTTACCTCTTTCAAAGTAATCAGTAGCGATATTATAAAACTTATCGTATTCTTTTGTAACACTTTCAGCACGTTCGATAATTTTCTCATCATCTAAGATTGTATCAAACACTTCTGCTGGATCAGGATAGACGTTCTTAACAATATGTGTATATGAACGACTATGGATAGTTTCAAAGAAGTCCCATGCTACAACACAACTTTCTAATTCAGGAACAGAAACATATGGCAAGAAAGCAAGACATGGTCCTCTTCCTTGTACACTATCAAGTAACGTTTGATATTTCAAGTTACTTGTAAAGATATGTTTTTGCTCTGGACGAAACTGTGCATAGTCCGCCCTATCCTTCTGAAGGGAAACCTCCTCAGGTCTCCAAAAATAACTTAACATTGTCTGATTAAGTTTATCAAATTCTGGGTATTTGAATACGTCATACCTCTGAGTATTCTGATCCTCACCAAAGAACATGTGTTGCTTTGTGAAATCTACTTTGTTCTTATTGAACACTGTTTTCTTTGACATTTGCTTTATGCACCTCTCTCTATGTACTTGTATATGTTACTATCTTTATTTAAGTTTGTCAAGTATTAAATTGCACAAGAGTCGCAATATTCTTCGTATTCTTCATCAGAACCGTTAAATTGGTCTCTTGGAACTTCTACATTGACAAGTGGAGTACTTATCTCTTCTTTCGGTTCTTCTACTTCATCAGCACCTTTAAAGTCATAAGTATTCTGATAATAACTTGTCTTCCAACCGTACTTGTATGTGTTCAATAAGTCCTTAAACATTATGCTCATAGGTACTTCATTGTTTTCGAAGTGTGTTGGATTATATGACCAGTTACCACTAATGGCTTGATCGAAAAACTTCTGCATTACTGCTACTATATTGATATAACCATCATTGCTTGGCATATCCCAAAGTAGTGTGTAGTAATTCTTTAATGTAGTATATTGTGGAACAATCTGCTTAAGAGGCCCTTTCTTGCTTTTCTTAACGGACAAGTATCCTCGAGGTGGCTCAATACCGTTTGTGGCATTCGACACAATGGAACTGCTTTCCGATGGCATCTGTGCGGACAAAGTTGAGTGCCGTAGGCCGGACTCAGCGATAAGTGATCTAAGATTTTCCCAATCATACTTTAGTTTAATGTTACATACTTCATCAAGTTCTTTTTTGTAATGGTCAATTGGTAAAAAGCCATCAGCATATTTTGTTCTATCAAAGTAATCACATTTACCTTTCTCTTGTGCAAGTTTGTTAGAAGCCTTTAACAAGTAGTATTGAAATGCTTCTGACAGTTCGTGTACTTTTGTTAATGCTTTCTTGTCGTTGTATTTAACTCCTTCGCGAGCCAAGTAGTGTGCAAGTCCAATATAACCTACGCCTAACGAACGTCTTGCTTTTGTAGATACTTCTGCCGCTTTCACAGGATATCTTTGGTAATCAATAATTTCATCTAATGCTCTAACGGCAAGTTCACATAGTTCTTCTAAGTCATCTAACTCTTTAAGTACACCTACGTTAATTGCAGAAAGGATACACAATGCAATCTCACCTTGCTCATCATCAATGTGCTTCAATGGTTTAGTTGGCAATGTAATCTCTTGACACAAGTTACTCATGTACACTGTGTCTTTGAATGAACTGTGTGTATTAGCATGGTCAACGTTCATAAGATAGATACGTCCTGTTTCAGCACGTTCTTTTAACATTGAACTAAACAGTTCCATTGCTGGAATAGTTTTCTTTTTAACCTTAGGATCCTTTTCTGCTAACTTATAAAGTCTTTCAAACTCTTGTTGGTCGCTATAGAATGCTTCGTATAGTCCTGGCACATCGTGTGGTGAGAAAAGACTTATTTCGCTACCAGCCAAAAACCTTTCATACATTAATTTATTAAGTTGAATTGAATAATCTAACTTACGTACTCTGTTGTCCTCTGTACCTTTGTTATTTTTTAGTACAAGGATGTCTTCAATCTCTTTGTGCCACAATGGAAAATGGACAGTAGCACTACCGCCACGTACACCATTCTGTGTACAACAACGTACAGTACTTTCAAACTTTTTAAGGAAAGGAATAACACCTGTGTGTGCTACTTCTCCTCCTCTGATCTTTGAGTTGATGGCTCTAATTCTTCCACTATTAATTCCGATGCCTGCTCTTTGGGCCGTGTAACGTCCAATAGCCATGTCACTACTAAAAATGGAATCGAGGCTATCATCACTATCAACAAGAACACAAGAAGCAAACTGGCGAACAGGAGTTCGAACGCCTGCCATAACAGGGGTCGGTATGTTGATTTTAAAAAGCGAGGTCGCGTCATAGTATCTCCTTACGTAGTACATTCTTTCCGCTTTAGGATAATTTGCAAACAAAGTTGCGGCAATCATCATATACATGTGCTGAGGAGTTTCAAACAGTTGTCCACTGCTTCTATCTTGACACAGGTACTTGTCAACAATTTGTCTTAGTCCTGCATACGTAAAGTTCTCATCACGGTTACGTTTAATGTATTTGTCTAATGTTAATATTTCTTCTTCTGAGTATTGTTCTAAGATGTCTGGATCGTAAACACCACGGTCGATGTTTGTCTTAATCATTTGCATAAGAGGAGCATTGTCGAATTCGCCGTAGACATCTTTGTATGTTGCGTACAATAATAAACGTGACGCCACATATTGATAGTTAGGATTTTCTAAACTAATCAAATCATTTGCAGACTTGATCATAATTTCTTGAATTTCGTCTGACGACATACCATCGTAAAACTGAATGTGTGAACTCATTTCTACTTGCGATGAACTAACGCCTGTTAATCCTTCACATGCAAATTCTACTACCTTGTGGATCTTGTTTACATCTAATGGCTCGCTGGAACCATCACGCTTTTTTATGTTAATATTTGACATTCGACTTCCTCTTCTTTCTTACATTATGCAAAAAAATATTTAGTGAAGAGCTGGCATTGGATATACCTTTTGTGGTACCCAACTTCCTGGCGCTTCGTTGTGTTGTATTATGCTTTTGCCCATAGGTTGTATAAAAGTTTGTCCTATAGATAAGAGCATAAAGGTTTCCTGTTTTTCAACTTCCGTAATAATATGTATCTCAAAACGGTTCTTGGAAAACCGTTCTGTTAATTGTAAAGTATAACATATTCCTAAAATAATGCAAGTCTCTGTGTAACCATTTTCCTGAATAAGTTCCCATGGACCACGCCAAGTTCGGTTATCCCATATGTTAATACTCTTGTTATGTACTACCGGAGCATGTGAGTAGGCTTCTACAACATCACGTAACGGATCTTTCGATGCTTCGAGTGTGTCTCGGAGTGCCTTCCATTTGATTAATCTATCCTCATATACTTCTGAAAACATTATGTTACTATTTAATTTTTAATTGATACTTTGTATGTAAAGTCGGCATTTTCACTAACCACGGTGTTCTTCATTCTAATTGCTAACGTGTCGTTAACAGTATCAGAATTGATATCAAATAGTTGTGCTTTTAACTCTAACTTGTCTGCAATTCCTGCATCTCCGTTATAGTCATATGTGTCACTGTATGTTACTGAGTCATTGCTTTTGTTAACAATAACTTCTAATATACCTTGACGCATAGCATCTACTTGGTTACTCTTATATTGGTATTCAATAATGTATGTACGAGTATAGTCACCTGGTAGTCTAAAGATAGTTTCAAATGAGTTCTGTTGAATTGTTTGTATCTTATTACTAAAACTATATCCTGAATGGATTGGTCCTTGTACTTCTGAAATGTAAGGTGTAGTTTGGAAAGCAGTATCTAACATAAGATCGTTTGTTCTGCTAAACCAATCGCCACAAGTCTTGTTGCCTTCCTGTACACTATTGATAATAGTGTAAGCCGCCGCAGTACTTGTACCGCCGTTGTTACCTACATTTAAAAATTTGTTATTTGAACTTACATTGTATCTGCCTGTTTGGAAAATGATTGCGTTTCTATCAATGTTACTAAATGTAGAACTTTCAAACAAGTTTCTTTGTGGTCCTGTTGATTGTCCTTGAGCACCTACGATTGTGTTCTCTCCAAACCATACTCCGTATGATAAAAGATCAAACAAACAATTTGTAAATGTATTTTCGTATACATCGTCATCACTCTTAACACCGTGAGCAAAGCCATCAATCTTAACATCATCAAACAAGTTATTGAAACAACCAACAACTGTACTTAGGTTGTCCATGCTAACTCCAATACTTGCCGCAACAATACCTATGCCTGATGTCCACGGTCCTTTTATCTGTAAGTTCTTAAACACACTGTTCTTACAACTTACAAGTTCAATACCTGTGAAACTTCCTAAGTTGTGTTGTAGTGTCATGCCTTCTAATGTAATGTCTTGTGCTTGTGTAAGTGATGTACTTGTACTGTCATCAGCATAGTTGCCTGGTGTACTGTTACTGTTCACTGTAGTAAAGATAGGATAGTTGCCTGTCTGTATAATAAATGTTTTGTTTCTACCTGCACCTTTGATAGTTGCGTGTGGAGGTATCTTAATTGAGTTTGAAATGTTATATGTACCTGCTTCTAAAACAAGTGTAACTCTACTTTGTGTTGTACCTTTTGAAGCAGTGTTAATAAACAACTGATCAATAGCACGTTGTAGTGTTGAAGTTTGATCTGAACCATCACCTATTCCACCGAAAGACTTAATGCTAACGATGTCATCTAATCTGCTTTGAAGTGTTCTTTTGATTGGTCCACTAACTGTTGCACCAGTTTGGATTGTGCCATCTTGATAAGTGTATTGATCTGCAAGTGTAAAAAGGTTATCGTTTTCAGTTAATACTTTTGTATTACCTACTGCCGGTGATCCTTCACTAACACTGCCGTTACCAATGTATAGTTCTTGTGAGTCTACTGCCCAGCCAAGTTCACCACCTGCAAGTTGAGGTATTCCTGAACCACTGTTTTTGCGTCCTCTACGTATTTGAATTCTTGATATTTGAACTACAGCCACTTACTAACTCCTAAATTGTTATTAGTATTTATCGACTTCAAGCGAACTTATCGTAGTACATATACACACGATCCCACCACTTTTGCTCCCACTCTGCAAAGTTTTCTGGTAATAAATCGAACTGTTGATACTGTAAGTCGCGACTGCACATGAATACGTGGCCTTCCTTAATATCTGTACCGTATATTTCGTTATGTGCTAAGGCATAGGCTACAAGTTGCAAATAGTAATCCTCTACCCATTCTGCTTTCTTAGGTTTGTTAGTTTGTTTAAAGTCCATAATAGCAGGCTGTCCTTTGTATTGTCCTACAAGGTCTGTAGCTCCTGCATAGATCTTAGGATGAAACAAGTTAATCTCTGATCCCCATACTTCATCTACATGCGTCATTGCTTCTTCTTTAATTACTGTTGCCATTTTATGTGCCTGTTGGGCATATGGATTACTGCCTGGCTGTGGCCATTCTGCAAGTTCAATATAGTCTTCAAGGTACTTGTGCATACGTGTACCAACACCAGCCGCTTCAGTAACAATCTCTTTGGCCTTTTGTTCTCCTACACGTTTCTTCCATGCAATCAATCCTGACTTGTCTTTTGTTTTATCTAAGATTGTAGTAACACTTGCGACAGCATTACCATCTGGACAAGCATACAAACGTTTACCGTCAACAGACTGTTTTTTGATTTCGCTATACTGATAGCGTTCTGTAATTAATGACAAAATTATTTCCTCTTATATTCGATATCGTAAACGACAGTACGTCTAATACTGTCGGTAGGATACACACCGTGCCACACTTTACCTTCAAGGCATACTATGCCTCCTTGTACACTTGGAAAGTGTTGTGGGTGTTGGTATCCATTGGGTTCTGGCATTATTGAAAAAAGCATACCGTTAAACTTATTCTTTGTATTATGATATATTGGAACATCATCTAAGTGTATAACGGCACTAAAAGTATTCTTATCCATATCTCCTTGATGTACATGAAGTCCTTGGTATCCACCTTTTTGATAGTAGATGATCCAAGATTCAATACATTTGAATTCGGTTATATTTTTAAATGCAAGTTGCTGTTCAAGCCATAGAAAGAATCTATCTTGTATTCTTTGGTAGTCTTGATTATCTTTTGGAATATAGATCTGCTCGCCATCTACAGTTGTAGTGCCGGTGCTTTCGTCATCTGCAATAATTTTATCAAATAATACTTCAAACTCTCTATATTGAGGATAGAGAGAATGCCAAGTCCATTGATCTGCAACTTCTTTATAATTTTCCATTACTTACCTTTAGTCGTAGCGTACATTATATAGTACTTACGTTATAAAGTCAAGTGTTTTTTTATAAGTGGATTATTGCATTGCATTGGCAGTAGCACTTTGAGCCATTTGGTCAACTGTGTCATCGCCTTGTGCAGGTTGTTGTGGTTCTTCGCCACCTTTGAGTGTTATGCCTTCAGGATCAAAACTTGCAACAAGTTCTTGTACTATTGGATCCTGGTCGTAAACTGCTTTGAAAGTCTCTTGGTCATGTTGCTCACCGCCCATGTTATCCATGTAACCGTTAAGTTCGTCCCAAGAGACTTTTTCAGTTTTGTTTTTTACAAGTAAATTTAAGATTTTCGTTAGATTGGGTGAAGCAGACTCAATTACTTTTTTTTTGAGTCAGCACCTCCAAGTATAGTACCAAGTCTACGTGAACGCTCTATGCTTTCTCTTGCTGGTCTACCTGCGTCTTCTTCGCCACCTGTTGCTGGCTCTGCCGCGGCAAACTCATCACCACCTTCTTCTGCTGGTGCTTCTGCTTCTGCTTCTGCGTCTACTGTTGGTTCCATTTCTGGATCTTCTTCTGCTGGTGCTTCGTCGCCCATTGTTTCTGGTGCACCCTCGCCTGTCAGTACGGCTACGCCGCCTGTTAATGCGTCACGTGTTGTTTCAAGTGTTGTGAATAATTGTTCTAATGCTGGCTTAACTGTTCCTATGAATGATTCAGATTGTTCACTGCCCATTTCATCTCTAATCTTGTCGCCTATTTCAAGCATTGATTCTGTTTGCATTTCTGCTGTGTCTTCCATCCAGCCTGTAACTCTGTCAACCATGTCCTTTGCGGCCATAACAAGTGTTGCTTCTTCTTCAGCGCCTTCTGTGATTGCTTTGTCTGCTTCTACATCGCCTTCTACAATATGTGCTCTTTCATCAATTGCCTGGTTAATAACTTTAAGGAACATACTTTTCTTTTGGTAATCTTCGTTACCTACTGCATCAAATGATTCGTTAGTTTCGATATCATGTAATGCTGTACGCAATTTGTTTCTTGCGTCCATTAATTGATCAGTTGAAAACTTATCTACGTCTACTGTTTGTCCGAATCTTTTATCAAGGCTTTCGTTCAAGCTCTTTGCTGTGATCGGTTTATTAAAATGGCTTATTCTCATTGCTTGTTCCTTTTAACTATATTTATTTATCAAAAAGATAGTTCTCAATTTGATCCCTGATACGCATACATTCGTCCATTGCTATCTCAAACCGCATTTGCGCCGAATCTGCACGTATTTCGTCCTTACTATGCTCTACAGTATACTTATAAAATATAGCATCGTTATAGTATTTACTCAATTTAGACTCTAAACGCTTAATATCAGATACAGAATGGTGTAACCCATGTGCTGTGCAATGTGCGATTGCAAGTGCAGTAGTCTTAGACGGGGTAAAGATTACATGGGATTTGTCTACAAGATTGAATACATGATACCCTTTACCGTTTCTACGCATGACAACATTCTTTATGCGTATGCTATTACCCTTTTTATATGGTACGGGATACTCTGCCAGTTCGGCATCCATTATCTCGTTTAAGAGTTTAGTTATATTAGGGTTTGTATGTTTCATTTGCCATAACCAGTATTCTACCGTTTTTAACTACTTTACTTACTAAAGCCTTTCTGATAAGAGATTCAATCACGAATTGCTCTCTTTCAGTGTAAGCATGAATAGGAGTAACATCTCCTTTAGACATTTGGTTCAATACTTCTGATTCCTCATTGCTTAATGCTATTGTAAAAGTCTGTAAAAGTTCGTTAATTTTCATTGGTTATCCAGTTGTCATTTGCTTGATAATTGGATCCAAATCTTTTTTAACATGAACTGTTTTTATTGGTTCGCCTGGTTTGGCTTTTGGATTTTTCAGTGTTACTTCATTGCCCTTAACACTGTCTATTTCAAAGTCTTGTTGTTTTCCTTGTGCATCTGGCATCGGAAGAGTACTTCCGGGTTTTAATACTGCCTGTGCCATCTTGTTAGCAACCATACCTTGTGCTTTATTCACTGCCTTTGTTGCAAGTTTCTGTGCGGCGCCTTTAGCACCTTTCGCGGCCATCTGTCCCATCTTCTGCCCTACTCTGCCAATGCCTTTTGCACCTGCCTTCGCAACTGCTCCTGCACCTTTAGCCGCCATCTTACCTGCGGCCGCGGCACCTTTCATTGCTAACTTGCCTGCCGCTCCTGCGACTGCACCTAACATTGCTGGGACTGCCTCGTCAATCTGTTCTGGAGTGTAATGAGGATACTTGTTTGCAAGAATTTCTCTTGCACGTTCTTCAGTAAGTTGAATCTCGTTGTATCTCATTATCTTGATCTCTTTCTACTTCTTGTTTTAGGTCTAATGTTTTTCAGGTTACGTCTGCCTGACCTGTTAATCCTTGCCAAGCGTTGTGACTGACCTCCTGCTCTTTTTCTACGTGCCGTTGCAATCTTCATCGCACTACCACGTCTTGCCTTTGCTCTCTTTATGTTAATCGAACTTTGTACCCTTTTAGGTTTGTTACAAGTTTCTGGCTTTGCAACAATACGTCCTTTACGTGAGCCTGTTGTACATCTGTATTTACGCACAATCTTACCACCACGTCGGCCTGCAATTTGTAACGCTCCTTCTGTAATTATCTCACTAACAATCATTACTTTCTCTTCTTAATTGCTATACGTTTGTTAGGCACTTTAAACCCTGCTCCAGATCTGTTCATAGTTCTTACTCTGATACTTGCTGGATTAGTACGTTTAGTTCTTCTTGCCTTACGTGCCATTCTTGCACCAAGTCTGGCTCTTGTTTTCTTCATGCGTATCTTTGCTTTGATATTCGGTGCGGCAAAGCACTGTCCTATCTTAGATACAATACGCCCTTTGCGATGTCCTGTGGTACAACGATACTTACGGACTACTTTCTTACCTGAACGAGCCCATATCTGTTTTTCTACAAGAGGTGCGATAATATCTTCTATTAACATAACACTTGTATTTAGTGTCTTAAGGATTAGTTGAAGTTGATAAGGATAACGATTATTGTAGAAAGGAGCCCTGCTACAATAGTTCCGGAAGCACCAACGATTACTTTGATCATAGACTTATTGCCGTTTTGTATGTCCGAATGGATATGTTCTACCTTTTCTTCGATCTTACCTAAACGACCTTCTAAGGATTTATATCTCTGTTCGCACAAGTCTACGTGTGCTTCTAAATTTTCTTTTTCTAAACTTGTGGCTCTTGCCATCTGTTCTCTCCATTGCGTGTTTATCGTGCAAGGGGCCTATTATGTACCTAATTGAGATGTAATGTTTGCCTAAATTATAATAATATTTATACTGATTTTACTCTGCATTCTCTGGTAAGATAAAGATGATATTACACTTCTTCTTACTCTTTGTTCTAAATGCTTTGTTATCAGTATTTATCGATTCTGTTAGGTTCGCTACCACAGGTACTAAATCAAAATCATCTTTAAGTGTATTAAGATCTGTTCCTGCAACTGCTGTTTCAACATCAAACTCAAAATCCCAAACTTTATGTTTACCCGTAAAGTCTGTACCAAAAACCCCAGTTACGTCTTGTTCAGAACATAATGGACTTACTTCGTAGTAAGGATTGAAACGCATACTCAAACAGTTAAAGAAACTCATGAAGTTGGCTTGTTGATTGATTAACTGTTTATCAGCCTCGTTGTGTTTATACTTACGAGTCTCCGTAATATCTATTAGGGTTCTGATCGTGACTTTCATAGTATTACTTATAGTCATAAAAAAAGGGCCCAGTAAAAACTGAGCCCTTTTAAACTTCGTATTAGTTAAAAACTAATTACGCAGGGTTTTGGTCAAAGTCTGCAAGTAAACTTGAAGTTACTCCAGTTGAACCAGTTCCAAAGTCAGCCGCCGCAGTAAATGCGCCAGTTCCTTGAAGTGCAACTTGTACTGCATCAGTAGTTCCACTTGTGAACACACCTGATTCAGTTAAAACAGATACACCAGCGATTGTGTGTGCATCGTTAGTTCCAGCAACATCACCTGCCGCAAGATATGTTAACGCCGCATCTAATTCTGCTTGTGTCATGTTAGTTTTTGCAAGGTTGATGATTCTTGTTTTTCCACCTAAACCATTTCCTGCTTTAGCGATTCCGCCGTTTCCTTGTGCTATTCCAGCCATTTTTTTTCTCCTATGTTAAAATAAAGAAATACTTCTTCTCTTAAATGACATCTTCATTACTCTATGAAGTTGTTACTATTATTTAGTCTTTTTTGGAAGTTTGGCTCTGTAATGCACGTCTTTCCAGTGCTTTTAGCATGGAAATGAATGCAGGACCGCCTTTTACTATATTATCTATAGTTTTAATGGCAGGCATGTATGCTCTAACCATTTGTGGAGGAATAGGTTTACCTTGAACGGCCATCTCAATAAATTTCTTGGCAAGCATTAAATTCTTTGTGCCAAGTAAGAATCTATAGAAGCCTAAGTCTTTTATGTCAACACTTACATCTGGTATTGATACAGTTGGCTCTGGATCTCTAACCTTAGCAGATTCAAGATCTCTAACTGCCGCCAGTGCTTCTAAGTGTTCAATGATGTCACTGCTTCTTAGTTTTGCTCTACAAGCATACAACAAACGTGTAACAATTTTCTTTTTGTCGCCTGTTGATAATCTATTGAAGTTGAATAAACTTCTACGTATTGCTTTGTAGTCTGTGTTTACAATATTCAAAGCACTTTCAATACCTAAGAATACTGTTTGGTCATTTAAAGAAGTTACCCTGCCTGTTGACATAGCCATCAAATATCTATTGAATGCCATTGCAGGCAATGTAGTTCTTCTACGAATAGCCATTGCCGCTTTGGGATCTTTAAGTTTGTTTAATGCTTCTTCATCACCTTGTACAAAGTATGCAAAGTTATATAAATCTGTTGCATACATTCTAAAGTGTTTGTAACTATCTCTGTCTGTTGTTCTCTTAGCATAACCGTGAGCAACTGGAGCAAACTGAGGATACCTTCTTAATAACTCAAGGACGAGCATAGTAAGGTATAGTCGCTCACAACAATCTGTGTAACTTAATACACGTTGATTGCCGCTATCGCGAGTCATTCTCGCTTCGTGCAGTTCTGTTAAGAAATCCATCATCTTAGGTGTAGTTACTTCTCTCTGGTGCGTCTCCTTGACCTTTAACATACTTCTCAAGGAATGCTCTAATCATATCGTCTTTGCTACCTGCTTTTAAAAGCATACCAAGTGTTTCACTATTCTGTACGTCTTTTGTAAACTCACGTTTGATTGCAGGTTTAACTTTATCAGTAGTTAACAACATTTTAATTGTTGCCGCTTGTTCTGGACTACATGGCATTTCTTTACCATCATCAGTCTTACAAGTTTTTACTGGGTTTGGATTACCTCTTGAGTCAAGTACTTTGCCTACTTGGATAATCATTGGTGTGTTTTTGAATTCAGCATCCATGCCTGCATCATCATCGTCTGCTATATCAGGACCGCCAAGTCCTAAGTCTCTCATGTCGTCATCGATTTCGTGCATTTTCACGTCATCTAACATTTCTTTTAGTTTCATTGTTTGCTCCTATTATCTTTGTACCGATCTATTGGCTTGAGTAAACCCGCCCTTGCCTCGGTTGACAAGTTTCATATCACCCTTGGAACCAGTTACAACATAACCTTCACCACCCGGTTGTCCGTTAATGGTTGCTTTTACATCTGCATCTTGGTTGTTCAATTGATCAATGATGTTATTTTTTACATTCATGATGCCGTTTACGGTATCCCATATAGCACTGAATGTACTTACGTTCTCACTAATGTACTCTTGTATCTTTCTTTGTTTGTTTGCACTAACCTTAGAAGATCCTATCCATTTAATAAAGTCACGGCCTAAGTTTTCTAAGCCGGAGTCTACTTTCTGGTTTACATAAGTGTACAATATGTTCGGGAAGTCAGTAACTTGCATCTGTTTAAGTTTTGCTTTGTCAAGGAAACTGTCAATAGCACTACTGTTTCTTGAGATGATGTTCTCTAACTTCCCTATTGAACTTTCATCAACCTTTACGGTTTCTGAAACTGTTACTGGAGGAATCACAAGTAAATCTGTACCCTCCATAATGTCAAAGTCGTTGAATGGTTGTTCGTTACCATCTTCGTCAATGACTCTGTGAACTACTACCCCTATCTTACTTTTATTAATCTCTTTACCTAAATCACTATCTGTCTTAACTGTGTATTGTACAATGTTAGGTTTGAAGTGATACATGTTTTGTTCTTGTTGTGGCTCATGGAAGTATAGCATGTCTCCTTTAAAGTAACCTTTAAAGTTTTTAGGTGTAGCCTTTTCCATAATAGGCCAAGCCTTTGCCATGTTGGCTCCTAATGCTTTAAAACCTTTAGGATCATTCTTTGCTCCGGGTCTGGCCAAGAACATTTTGTTAACTGCTTCTGGACTCTTTGCTTTTCCATCATATCCTTTTGCGACAAAGCCTCCTTTGTCTGTGAGTATAAACTCTCCATTTTCATCGCGGCCAAAAATGACTGCGGGAGATCCATCCCATTTGATTTGTACATTGTCTGTCTTCTCCGCCATTGCTCTAATTTTTTGTAATGCTCTCTTTGCACCTGCACTACCATTAAAGAAAATTAAATCTTCTATGTGTTGGATACGTGCATCTAAACTTTCTAACATTCTTGTACGGTTCTTGTCTTTGTTAAAAAAGTCTTTACCTTTAACTTGGTCTATTGGCTTAATGCTTCGGTCAGTAGTTTGTGGTCTCCATACTTTATCTGTTGCATCATATTGATATGAAAGTCTGTTCTCTGGGTGAATAAACTGTGCACCATTTGTATAATCATCTACGCCTCTAATAGGATCACTAACTAATTTAGGATCACGTTTCTTAGGCTGTGCTTTTTGTTGTTGTGGTTTTGCATCTCCACCGTCTTGTTTCTTTTGAAACTTTTGATCTGGTCTGTCTTTTTTAGTTTGTGCCAAGTCACCGTCTACTGGCTCTGCTCCTGGTTCAGAGTAAGCACCTTTGGCGGCTCCTTTGATTTCACTACCTGCATCTTTAACTGCACCAATCAGGCCAAGCACACTTGCATCTTTCTTACCTGATCCAACTGCGGCCAAGTTTCTTCCTGTGTTAAAGTTTTTCTTAGCGGCACCGGCTACTTTCTTAATACCTTTTGTAATCCCCATATCATTAGGATCAAACTGTGCAGGCTTTTTGTAACCGCCCTGTGTATCAGGTGCTTCTTTTTTTATTTCACTAAACTTCATTTAACTTATCCAATGTGTTTCTAAACCATTCACGTCCTTCATACTGAACTGCTTCTGGTAGTTTTAATCCGTCCTTCTCAAAATACTTAACAGCGTCTGCCGTCATTGCATCATAGTTAGGATCACTTTTAATTTTGTTAACAATAGAGTCAACACTATCTAAGTCTGCACCTTTGGCATTGTCGCCTAAAAGATACTGTGCAATCTCGTCTGGGTCTTTTGAAACTGTTTTATTATTAATTCTATCAACAAGTCCTGTTTGACTGTTAAACTTGTAACCATGAAACTTTGCAATGCTTGAAATTAATATTGCTCTGTGTACACCTTTGTACTTTGTATCGTCACCGTAACCTTTTAGTGCGAACTTCATAAAGTCTGGCTCACCAAACATTAAATCTAACTGTACAAATCCGTTGCCTTCTTTACCATTGATGGGTGCTTTGAAGTGTACGTTGATACCTGACTTGGCTACCCACTGTCTTGGTTCATCGTCTGGGTGATTCTTTTGTACCCACTGCATAAGTTTTGTTTCAACTTCTGACTTATCGTACTTGTCTTTGTCTACTGCAACATCTAAGTCACCACTTGAACTTTTAATTCCTGTTGAACCTAACTTCATGTTAACATGGTCCATACCAGTGATTGACTCAATCCACTTTAATGTTGGGTCTACGTCTGCTTGTTGAATGCGTTGAGAAGTA